ACAACTGCCACTGCTACGCGGAGCCTGTGTTCTCGCGCGAGCAGTACGACAGCTCGTCCGCGTACGAGCTGAACCGCCGGTACGAGGAGCTGTGGCCCAAGGTCACACGCGGCCTGTCCGGCAAGGCGGCTGTGTCCGCCTGGCGCCGGTTCATCCGGCAGGAACAGAAGGCCGCAGCCCAGGAGGCTCGGCAATCCCCGACGAGCGTCCAGGAGGCGTGAGAGTGCCCGAGCAGGAAACCCCCAGCACCGAAGAGACCCCGAGCTCCGAGTCCGTCGAGACGCCCCCGGAGGGCAGCACCCCCGCGGGTGAGCAGACGACGGAGGAGAAGCCGGCCGAGGAGACCGTTCCCGCTGATGTGCTTCGCAAGGAGCTGACCAGCGCGAACGCCGAGGCTGCGAACTACCGCACCAAGCTCCGTGAGACGGAAGCCAAGCTCTCCAGTGCCAAGACGCTGGAGGAGTTCGAGGCGGCCACCTCCGAGCTGCGCGGTCAGGTCGAGGCGCTGGAGCGGACGATCCTGCTCAACGACGTGGCGCGCAAGTTCGAGCTCCCCGAGGCCCTGGCCAAGCGGCTGACGGGCACCACCGCGGAGGAGCTGGAGGCGGACGCGAAGGAGCTTCAGAAGCTCGTCGCCCCGCAGAACGCGCCCGAGTCCCTTGCCGGCGGGCTGACGCCCGAGGACGGCGAGGACGACTTCGACCCGGTCAAGGCCGCCCGCGCCGCACGTCGGCGCAGGTACTGACCTCATGCCTCGGTGTGTAAGTTTCACAGCTTTGCGCGCCGAGCCTCCCCCCTTTCCTCAACCGCAAGGAGTTCAACTCAGTGGCCTACACCCCGCACGACGTCATCAAGCCCGAGCAGATCGCCGCGACCGCGGCGGTCGCCCTGGAGGAGGCGCTGGTCATTCCCGCGATCTTCCAGCGCGAGGGCATCGACCAGTTCAAGGGCGCCAAGAACGACGCGATCAACGTCAAGGTCGAGGGCGTTCTGCCCTTCCGGTCCTACGGCTTCCGTAACGACCGGTCGACCGAGATCCAGTTCGACACCTACGCCGAGAAGACCGTCCAGGTCACCTTCGGCGGGGACATCTACTCGGCCGTCCAGCTCACCGACGAGCAGAACGAGTTCGACCTGGACGGCTGGGCCAAGCTCATGGCCAAGCAGACCGAGGCTGTCGGTCGCGGTCTGGAGTACCAGGCCGTCGACTACGTCCTCGACCAGAACTACGCCGTCACCCTCGGTGGTGCGGTCGCCGGCCGCGACTTCCGCAAGACGCTGATCCGCGCCCGCGACGTCCTGAACAAGTTCCGCATCCCGAAGGAGTCCCGGACCCTTCTGGTCGGTACCGACTGGGAGACCGCGCTTCTGGCCGACGAGAGCCTGAACCTGGCCTCCAACGTCGGCGAGGCCGAGGCCGTCTCCGCTCTGCGCGAGGCCACCATCGGCCGGCGCTACGGCTTCAACATCGTCGTCTCCAACGAGCTGCCCGCGGACAAGGCCGTCGCCATGACGCAGTCCGCGTTCATCTTCGCGACCGGCGCCCCGTCCGTCCCGCAGTCCGTCCCCTTCGGCGCCTCCGCCTCACACAACGGCGTGGCCCTGCGCTGGATTCGCGACTACGACGCGACCCGCCTGGTCGACCGCTCCGTGGTCAACACCTACAAGGGCTTCCGCTCCGTCGAGGACATCCTCATCGGCCGCGACGCCACGTCCGGCCAGGCGTTCGTCTCGGAGTACGAGCACTTCGTCCGCGCGATCGAGCTCGACCTCGACGCCACCGCGGACGTCCTGCCCGACCCGGACGGCCCGGACCTGAAGCAGAAGGAACTCGCCGCCATCACTGGCGTGAGCGCGAACGCTGACGGCCCGACTGTCTGATCTGGCTGAGTGAGCGGGCGGGGGTGTGCAAGTTGCGCACCTCCGCCCCTCCTCGTGAGTGAAGGAGAACCACTTGGCGGACTTCGCCACACTCGACGAGCTCAAGGCCCGCCTGGACTGGACGCTCGACGCTGACGAGGAGCGCATCGCTACCTCAGCTCTTGAGGACGCATCCGACCTGGCCCGCGGCTACGCAGGCCGCGACTGGGAGCCGTCCTCCACCGCTCCCCGCCTGATGAGGACGCTCGTCCTCAAGGCGTGCAAGCGGTACATGACCAACCCCTCGGGCTACACGCAGTCCCGAGCCGGCGACGAGACGCTGGGCTGGAACGACACCCAGGGCGAGAACGCCGGCACCGTCTACTTCACGCACGACGAGCAGAAGATGCTCGCCGAGCTGGGCGGTCGCCGGACCGGCCTGGTCTCCGCGGAGGTCACGGCCTGGAACGGCCGCATCCATCGCGGCCCCGGCTACGTCCCGGTGGCCGGAAGCTCGAAGCAGTTCCCCCTCTTCGCTGACGAGGTGGAGCCCTGGTGAGCTCGATGCAACGCAGACGCGGTGTGCTCGCGAAGGTCTGGAAGACCCACGTCCACCTCGACAACCGCGGCAACGAGGTCCAGGTCGCAGACGGCGACGGGCCGTACGAGGTCCGGTGCGCGCTCATCCCGCAGCGCAGCGCCAGGGCCGAGGTCCCCGGTCAGCAGCAGATCAACATCACCCGCATGATCGTGGACGCCGACCTCGACGGCGTCACGCTGTGGTCCCGCGTGGAAGTGCTCGGCCAGGTCTGGGACGTCGTCTCGCCGCCGGCCTACCACCACGGGGAGCGCAAGACGCGGCACTGGGCGCTCGACATCCGCGAGAGGCCGAGCTGATGGCCTTCATCTACAAGGACACCCCGAAGGTCATCGCCCAACACGAGGGCGTTCAGGCCGAGATCTGGGAGCGCACCTTCGAGATCGCCGTCCGTGCCGAGGAGTTGCTGAAGCAGCACCGCGCGGAGGGCATCGCAAGCATCGACATGGCCAAGGGCAACATCGACGCCTACGTGGTGCTCGAAGACAAGAACGCCACGAACAAGGGGACCGGCGCCAACTCCGCCCTTTCGATCGAGTACGGCCGCAACGCGTACCAAGTCGTGGTCGTGGACGACGCCGGCAAGGCCGTCACCACCTACGAGGTCGGCGCGATGGAGGGCCTGCACATCCTCGAAGAGGCGTCGCACCTGCCCAAGCGCGGAGGCCCGAAGGCCAGCGTCCCGAAGGTCGTCAAGGTCAAGGCCAAGAAGAAGCGCGGCGGGGGGCGAGGCTGATGGCCGGCCTGCCCGCAGAGATCAAGGCGCTCGCTGAGCTCTCTCCCGTCGAAGACCTCATGCTCGCCGTCCTACGGGACGGCCTGCCTGGCATCGAGGTCAAGTCCCTGATCGCCAAGAACCAGGGGTTCCCCCTCGTCCTGGTCCGCCGCGACCCGTCCTTCGGGAACTGGGGCGGCGACACCCGATTCCTCGACGCTGCACGCGTCGCGATCCACACCTTCAGCCAGGACCCCAACGGCGACGAGGACGCAGCGATCCTCTCCGAGGCCGTACGCGTCGTCATCCGGGACGCCTGGCTGACACAGAAGGTCGTCCCCGGCCGCGGTCACATCACGCGCGCCGACCTCTCTTCCGCTCCTCGACGGGTCACCGACTGGGCTACGGCCACCGGGCCCGTCCAGTACGCGGACCTTCCGACTGGTGTCTGGCGCTACGAGGCGACCTACGACATCGAGATCCGCAAGCCGCGGACCCGCCCCTTCCCCCTTCAGTAAGGAGACTGCTTCGTGGCACTGAACGACAACGCCACTCTCGTCATCGGAAGCGGTAACTACCTGACCGCTCCGGTAGGTACCGACATCCCGGCCGACCTGCTCGTCCCGACCTCCCCGTGGTCGAACGTCGGTCACACCAGCCTGGAGGACATCTTCTCGATCTCCTCCGAGGGTGGCGAGGCGACCGTCATCGGGTCGCTTCAGAACAAGAGCCTGCGCACCAAGTACTCGGCGCGTACCGAGACCATGGCCTTCACCCTTCAGCAGTTCGACGTGGACGGCCTGAAGCTCTACTACGGCTCGAACGCGCCGATCCTGACGGACGGTTCGGTCGGTGTCCCCTCGGACCCGACCCCGACCCAGGCCGCCTTCCTCGCGGTGTTCGTGGACGGCGAGAACGTCTTCGCGTTCTACGCGCCCAAGGCCGAGATCTACCGGGCCGACGACGTGTCCTTCGGTGACACCGAGTCCCTGGCCGGCCTGCCGCTCGGCGTCAAGCCGATGGCCTACGGCGCCAACTCCTGGACCTACGCGATCACGCCGCTCGGCAGCGCTGTTGCCACGGGCGCGACCGCCGGTTCCCCCGGCTCGTTCACCCCGTCCGGCACCACGGCCCCCGCCAACCTGGCGGCCCTGGCCGACGTCATCGCCACGCCGACCAGCGCGTGGACCACGGGTCAGCACGTCGTTCTCGGCGACGCCTCGAAGGCGTACTGGAACGGCACTGCGTGGGTTGCCGGCCAGGCTTCCTGACCCAGTGTGTAAGTTTCGCTCCCGCGGAACTCACCTTCTCCCCTGGCGTGCGAGTGGTGCGGACCTCCTCGCACGCCGGGGGCCCTTCGGGGCTCCCCTTCGAGGTCCGCTTCCTGATCAACCATCACACTCTTGGAGGTCCGCAACCCCATGGCCGTTTTCTCTCTCGACAACATCCGTGCCGCCGCCGAGGCCAAGTACGGCTCGACCGACATCGAGCTGGCTGACGGCTTCGTCGTCCGCCTGCTGAACCCGCTGCGCCTGTCGAAGGCCGCCCGCGCCGAGCTGCTGTCCATCCAGTCCAAGCTCGAAGGCGACGACGTCGACCAGGAGGCGGTGCTGTCCGAGGCCATCGCCCTGGTCGCCGAGAACGAGACCGCGGGCAAGCGGCTCCTCGACGAGGTGGGTAGCGACCTCGCCGTCCTGGCCCAGATCTTCGACGCCTACGGCAGCGGGACCCAGGTGGGGGAAGCCTCGGCCTCGCAGAGCTGATCGACTCGTACGGCGAGGGCATCTACCCCGACCTACTCTTTCACTTCGGTGTCGACCTGACCGAGGTGATCGCAGGCCGGGGGCCCTCGCCGGCACTGGTCAACCTGCTCGTGCAGAGGCTTCCCGACACCTCGCTCACCGTCGCCCTCGCGTCCGGCGGCCGTGAGCACTTCGGCTGGGGCATCGACCGCCACATGACCGCCGACATCTTCGACGCGCTCAACCAGAACACTCGCGCCACCGGCCAGTGGGGCAAGGGCAAGGCGCCCAAGTTCCAGCCGTGGCCACGTCCCAAGGCTCCCAAGAAGAAGGAGAGCCAGAAGGACAAGCCCGCTCGCCGCATCTCGGTGGCGGACATCTACAAGAAGTTCACCACCCGGAGGTAGGCGTATGCCCCAGGGCCAGGTAATCGGGCGCGTCAGCGTCCGCGTCCTGCCGAACACCGACGACTTCAAGAGGACTGCGCAGAACCAGCTCGACCGGATCGAGTCCAAGCTCGAAGTCAAGGTCCAGGTCATGCCGAACATGGCCGGGTTCGAGCGGCAGATGCTCGAAGAGATCAACAAGATCAACCAGCGCAACCGGAACTCGGACGCGCGGAAGATCAAGCTCTACACCCGCATCGACACGAGCACCATGACCGGCGAGCTGGCCAAGGCGATCCGGAAGTACAACGACAAGGCGAAGTCTGGCTCCAAGGTCGAGCTCCAGACGGAGCTCGATGCCGGCGACGTCAAGCTGAAGATCAGCGACGAGTCGTTGCGCGACATGAGTAAGCAGCTCGACGACTGGCGGGACCGCAACAGCCCGCAGAAGATCAAGATCGAGCCGGACGTTGCAGCCTCCTCCAGCCTGGCGACCTCCGCCCGACTCGGGGTCCTGACCCGTCCGCGCACCGTCTCGATCATCCCGAAGCTGAACGAGGCCGCGCTCGCCAAGGTGGGCACGGCCCTGGCCATGCTGTCCGGCGCCCGCGTGCTGAAGAAGCTGTTCGGTGAGATCGGCGAGACCCTGATGAACCTGGACCGCAGCGTCCCGGTCATCGGCTCCCTGGCTGCGGCCATCGCTGGCGTCGCCGGCTTCGCCCTGTCGGCCGCGAGCAACCTCTTCTCCCTGTCGGCGTCGCTGGCGCAGATCGGACCAACGGTCGCGCTCCTGCCCGGACTCATGGGCGGCTTCGCGGTCGGCATCGGCGTCACGATCGCCGCGCTGAAGGACTTCAACAAGGTCATCCCCGAGGTCAAGCAGACCCTCTCCGGTCTCCAGGACACGATCAGCAAGAACTTCTGGGCCAAGGCCGAAGAGCCGATCCGGCACATGGTCGACGCACTACTCCCCGCCTTCCGTAAGGGAGTCGCGGACACGGCTACCGAACTCGGCGGCTTCTTCGGGTCGTTCGCCAAGAACCTCGGTACCTCCCTCTCGCCGGCCATGGGCCAGATGTTCGACGACCTCTCGAAGTCGATCAACATCGCGACCACCGGCACGGGTGCGTTCGCCGACATCATCGCGACCCTCGGCAAGGTCGGCACGTCCTACCTGCCGCAGCTCTCGCAGTGGTTCGTCAACCTGTCGAAGCAGTTCGCCGACTTCCTCAAGGCCAAGGGCGAGAACGGGATCAAGGCCGAGATCGACCAGGGCATCCAGGCCCTGAAGGATCTGGGCGGCGTCCTCTACAACGTCTACGGCATCTTGTCCGGTGTCGCGAAGGCGGCGACCGACGCGGGCGGTACGTCCCTCGGCTCCCTGAACGACGCGCTCGCGAGCATCCACAAGACGGTCGACTCTCCCGGCTTCCAGGCTGGCCTGGTCGACGTGTTCAACGCGGCGCACGTCGCCATGAACAACATCGCCGGCCGCTCCGGTCCGGCGGTCAAGAACCTGTTCACCGAGATCGGCAAGCTCGCGACGACGGTCCTGCCCCAGGCGGGCGAGATCATCGGCACGGCGTTCGGCGCCATCGCTGACGCGCTCGCGCAGCCGGCCGTGACGCAGGGCGTGAAGGATCTGTTCACCGGCCTCGACGGCGCGGTCCAGGCCCTCGCTCCCGCGCTGGCCCCGGTTGGCCAGGCGCTCGGCGCCATCCTCTCGGTGGTCGGCGCGGCGCTGCCGGTGTTCGCCCAGCTCGTCTCGGCAGCGATCATCCCGCTCGCGGGTGCGTTCTCGACGCTCGCCCCGCAGCTCACGCCGATCATCCAGCTCCTCGGCGGCGCGCTGACGCAGGCGTTCGAGACGCTGGCCCCGGTCATCGAGCAGATGGTCCCGGTCGTCGGGCAGATGCTCGGCGCCGCGTTCAGCTTCCTGTCGACGATCCTGCCTCCGATCGCTGCGATCTTCCAGCAGATCCTCCAGGCGGCCATGCCGCTGGCCTCCGCGTTCATGGATGCGCTGGCCCCGATCCTGCCGGTCCTCGCCGACGCGCTCGGTCAGGTCATGTCGGCGCTTCAGCCGCTGATCGAGACGGCACTGAAGATCATCTCAGCCGTCATCACGCCGCTCCTCCCCATGCTGAGCGAGGTCATCCAGTCGGTTCTCCCGCCCCTGGCGGACGCGGTCACACGCGTGGTCGAGGCGCTTCAGCCCTTCATCGAAGCGCTGCTCTCGGTCGTGAACTTCCTGATGCCGATCCTCGTACCGGTCATCCAGTTCATCGTCGAGCTACTGGCCGGCGCCCTGGTCGCCGCCATCAACGGCGTGGGCCTGGTCCTCGAAGGACTCAAGGAGTACTTCGTCGGAATCTGGGAGTACGTCTCCGGATGGTTCCAACTCTTCCTCGACCTCTTCACCGGCAACTGGGACCAGCTCGGCGCAGATCTCAAGCAGATCTGGGACGGCATCGTCGACATGCTGCACGGCGTCTGGGACATCATCCTCGGCGCGCTGGAGTTCTTCTTCAACGTCGGCATCCTCGGCACCGCAGGCAAGGCCCTCAAGGGTCTGGGTGCGCTGTTCAAGGCTGGCTGGAAGGCCATCACCGATCTGTTCACGGGAGCCTTCGCGGCGATCCGTGGGTACATCGGCCTGTTCTTCACGGGGGCCAAGGGCCTGGCGCTGGACGGAATGAAGGCCATCGGGAAGTTCTTCTCGGACGGCTGGAAGTCCATCACCGGCTACGTCCGGGTGTTCTTCACGGGCGCCAAGCAGATCGTCCTCGACGGCCTGTCGTCCATGAAGCAGTTCTTCGTGGACGGCTGGAACTCGATCCGCACGACCGCGGTTTCCAAGTTCACCTCACTGGTGTCGACGGTCTCCGAGTGGATCGGCAAGGCAGTCGCCAAGGTGAAGGAGCTGCCCGGCAAGGCGAAGGCCGCGCTGAGCTCGCTCGGGTCGACGCTGAAGAACGCCGGTATTGAGCTCATCAAGGGCTTCATCTCCGGTATCAGTTCGATGTTCAGCTCGGTCAAGTCCAAGCTCGGTGACCTCACCAGCAAGCTGACCGACTGGAAGGGCCCCCTCCCCAAGGACAAGGTCCTTCTCTACAACGCCGGTGTCGTGATCATCAAGGGCCTGATCAAGGGCCTGGAGTCCCAGTACGACAACGTCAAGAAGTCGCTCGAAGGACTCACCGCCCAGATCAGCAAGGCCAAGTTGAGCAAGGGCCTGACGGCCACGCTCAAGTCGGACCAGTCGAAGCTCAACACCCTGCTCAAGTCCTGGGACTCGATCAACACCAAGCTCGACGACGCGAAGAAGAACCTCGCCGACCTCAAGAAGGCGAAGGCCGACTACGCGGCAAGCATCGCCCAGAAGATCGTCGACGACGCCAACGTCACGCACATGGAAGGCGGCTTCACCGGGATCATCGAGCAGCTTACGCAGGCTCGTGACCAGGCGAAGCACTTCGCTGACGTGCTGGCCAAGCTGAAGAAGCTGGGCCTGAACTCGGAGATGTTCGACCAGCTCGCGCAGGCCGGACCCGAGGCCGGCATGGCTGCGGCCGAGGCGATCCTCGGCGCCGGCCAGGCGGGCGTCGATCAGGTCAACCAACTGGAGAAGCAGATCTCCAGTGCGGCCGACAAGGTCGGCGCGACGGCCAGCCAGGTGATGTACGACAACGGCATCCACATGGCCGAGGGCCTGGTGAAGGGCCTGGAATCCCAGGCCAACGCGATCGAGAAGCAGATGCTCAAGATCGCCGACTCGATGGTCAAGGCCATCAAGAAGGCGCTCGGCATCCACAGCCCCTCGCGTGTGTTCGCCCGGCTCGGTGCCTTCGTGGGCCAGGGCTTCAGCAAGGGCCTGCTCTCCGAGTCGACGGGCGTGATGAGCGCGGTCGAACAGAGCTTGCTCCTGAACACCGGCTCGGTCGGTGCTGGCCAGAACATCGCCTCGGCGGTGACCAGCGCTCTCGGCGACACCTCGTCGAGCGGGGGCGTGACCAAGGTTCTCAACTACTACGCGGCCCCCGGCTCGTCCATCGACGCCGAAGAGGATCTGTTCGCCGCGGCCAACCGAGCACGGATGGGATGGTGATGCAGTAGTGCCAAAGCTCCTGCTCGTGAGCGGCGCGGACGTGATCGACCTCAACGAGATCGACGACAAGGGGGTGGGCTTCCAGGCCAAGACCGGCACCAACGGTCTGGGCCTGCCCCCCGTCTCGGTCCAGTGGCTCGAAGGTGCCGGCGACGGCGCCACGTACCGGGCGACGCGGGTCCAGTCCAGGACCATCGACCTCCCGATCGAGATCCTGGCGAACGACCGCGTGGAGCTCCAGGCGCAGCTCTCCCGGCTGGCACTCATGCTGGCCGGGGGCTGCACCCTGGTGCTCGACGAGGGCAACGGGGTCACCTGGTCGACCGAGGTCCATCGGACCGGCGGAGGCGACTACACGTACGGCGGCGACACCATCGGCGAGCGTGAGTTCTCCACGACCATCACGCTCATGGCCGGCGACCCGTACTTCACGTCGTCCGAGCAGCAGGTTCGGTACGTCGGCGGCAACGCCGCCACGGCCGCGTTCCTGTCGAGCCTGGCGAACGTGAAGGTGGCCCCCTCGCAGGCGATCGGCGAGATCACCCTGTCCAACTCCGGTGACGCCCCGGCGTACCCGGTGTGGGAGGTGACCGGTCCCGGCGACCACTTCGTGGCCACCTCCTCGACCGGGGAGACGCTGAAGTGGAACGGCACCCTGACCGCTGGCCAGAAGCTCACCGTCGACACCCGCAAGGGCACGGTCGTGGACCAGTCCGGCGCCAACCGCTACGACCTGCTCGACACTGCCCCACGGTTTTGGACCGTGCGGCCTGGCACGTCCACCGCGGTGGCCTCCCTGTTGAACACGACGACGGCCTCACGGATCACCTGCTCCTGGTATCCGCGCAAGTGGATGGTGGTGTGAGTGCGCCTGCAAGACATCACCGTCGAGGTGCGAGACAAGACGTTGAAGCGTGTTGGACAGATCAGGCCCGAGGAACTGAGCCTGGAACTGACCGACAACTTCAACAACGTGGGCTCCTGGTCCCTGACGCTCGCGGCCGAGCATCCGCTGTGTGACGCACTGCGGACGCCCGGCTCGGGCCTCATCGTCACCGGCCCGGACGACGTCCTGCTGTCCGGGCCCATGGTGAAGTCGGAGTTCGCCGCGACCCCCACGGACATCGGGGGATCGGTCAGCTTCGAGGGCGTGTCAGACACTGTCTGTCTGGCTGACTCGCTGGCGTTTCCACAGCCGTCCAACCCGGACGGCGCCAGTCAGACGCTGTCGCACGACGTGCGCACCGGCAAGGCCGAGACCGTCATGCACGCGTACGTCAACGCCAACATCGGCCCCCTGGCCCCGGCCGCTCGGCGCAAGGCCGGGCTCATCATGGGCACGGACGGGGCGCGCGGGCCGTCCGTCAACCAGTCCGCCCGCTTCCCCGTGCTCGGCAACCTGCTCACCGAGATCGCCCTGCTGGGCAGCCTCGGCTTCCGCGTGGTGCAGCGCGGGGCGAACCTGGTCTTCGAGACGTACGTCATCACCGACCGCACCAAGCTGGTCCGACTTGACGTACGCAACGGAACCCTCTCCGGTCAGCGGGTGGCCATCTCTCCGCCCGGCACAACGCGAGCGATCGTGGCCGGCCAGGGCGAGCAGGAAGACCGCCAGTTCCTCCAGGTCGACACCCCCGAGTCCATCGCCGCCGAAGCGGACTGGGGCCGGCGGATCGAGAAGTTCGTCGACCAGCGCAACACCGACGACTGGACCGAGCTCCAGCAGGCCGGCGACGAGGCCATGGCCGACGAGGGCTTCACCGCGATCAACGTTCAGATCGTGCCGCTCGAAGACAGCCCCGTCCGCTACGGCAAGGAGTGGGGCCTGGGCGACCTGCTCACCGTCATCGTCGATGACCAGGAGCTTCAGTCGGTCGTGACCGGCATCGTCATCAAGGCCAACTCGGACGGCTTCAAGGTCGGCGCCCTGATGGGCGACGCGACCGGCTTCGACGCGAGCGCAGCCCTGAACAAGCGGGTGTCCAACACCGAGACCCGGCTCTCCGCGCTGGAAGCCAACACCGCATCGTCGTCCAGCGCAGTCAACGATCAGATCCTTCAAATCATGGGGGTGTGGTAACCCGATGGCGAACACGCCCAAGCGCCTGTCCAGGGGCAACACTTCGACGACGCTCACGAACGTCTACTCGGTACCGACCGGCGCGACGACGATCGTGACGAACATCGTGGTGGCCAACTCGGGTACCAGCGCGGCGACGGTCCTGATCCAGCTCAACGGGCTGGCGATCATCCCGAACACCTCGATCCCCGGCAACGGCATCTTCACCCTCGACATCGCCCAGGTGATGGACGCGGGCAACACGATCCACGTCCAGGGCAACACAACCACCTGCCAGTACTTCATCAGCGGAGTGGAGGTGACAGCCTGATGGGATTCAGCGTGATCCCGGAGCCTGCCATCTCGGGCTTCACCGGTCCGCAGGGCCCGGCCGGAACTGTCGCCGCCAACCAGGTGATCGACGGTGGCATCGGCGTGAACGACACGACCGGCGACCCGAACATCGACATCAAGAAGAACAACTCGCTGCGCTGGAAGATCCGCTCGGCCGGCACCGAGTCCGGCTCGAACAACGGGTCCGACCTGTGGGTGGAAGCCTTCGCTGACGATGGCACCACGAAGATCAACGACCCGATCTGGATCTCCCGCACGGGAGGCCAGGTCGTCATCGGCCAGGCCGACAGCGCGCAGGGCGGCGTAAGGCTCAGCGTCAACGGCGCCATCGGCACTCGGGACCTGACCGCGGACCCGGCGACGACGAGCATGGGAGCGCAGCTCTACTCGAAGTCCGGCAAGCTCTGGGTTCAGACCGGGAGCGGCGCCGAGAAGTTCCAGGTCGTCGAGTCGCTGCCGAGCAAGGCGAACGCGACGCTCAGCGCGACGTACATGAACATCGACAAGGCGGCCGGCAGCTACCGCGCATACCGCTGGCTGACCGATGGCGTCAGCCGCTGGGAGGCCCAAGTCGATGACGTCGCCGAGGCCGGCTCGGCTGTCGGCTCCGACTTCCGCCTGTCTGCCCGCAACGATGACGGCTCGTTCAACAAGACCGTCATCCACGCCAAGCGGTCGGACGGCACGATCACCTTCGGCACGACGGTGCACCACGGCACGGCGCAGGTCACCTCGGCCGGCGCGGTCGGCCTGCGAGACATCACCACCGATCCGGCCACGGCCACGGGCGGCGTCTTCCTGTACTCGAAGGGCGGCCTGCCCTACATCAAGCAGGCGGACGGCACGGTGTTCCAGGTCGGGGCTGGCGGCGGCACGGCCCCCGTCTCCTCGGTCAACACCAAGACCGGCGCGGTCGTCCTGGCGGCGTCTGACGTGAACGCCCTGCCGTCCAACGCGGACGGCTCGACGTCCGGCAGGGTCACCTCGGCGAAGGGCTTCACGGTCACGTCGACCGACGTGAACCAGAACCCCATCGTCTCGGACTCTCCGACAGGACAGGCGGCCCGCCTTCAGGTCATGCGCGTGAACGGCGTGGACATGTTCTCGCTGGACGCGTCCGGCGCCTTGACGCTCGCGGCCGGCCTGACCGCTGGCGGGACGAGCACAGTCCCCAACCTGCGCGTCGGCTCGTCCGGCACCTTCGGTGGCGCGTCCGGGTCGGTCGTCGCCATGGCCAACGTGGGCACCACCCCCACCTCGAACCCGGTCGGCTCGATCCTCTACACCTCCGCCGGTATCCCACGGTTCCGCGAGTCGAACGGCGCCGACTACGCCGTGACTCCTCCGAGCTCGTTCACGCCCGAGTCGCTGGGCGTCCTCGCATGGGCCGGCGACCCCGGCACGCTCGCGTCAGGCAGTGACTACTCCGGTGTTGGACAGGGCCGTATGACAGCGGTCTACATCAGCCGGGCCATGTCGGTCTCGAAGATCGTCTGGCACATGCAGGGCTACGCGGGCGGTCTGCTCACCGGCTCCTGGGCCGCGATCTACGACACGGCCGGCACCCTGAAGGGCGCGACCGGCGACATGAGCACCGCGACGTACGAGCCTGCCACGCAGTCCGTGACCGCTGGCGGCTGGTCCTCGGCTCCGCTGACGGCATCGGTCACCCTGTCGCCCGGCGTCTACTACGTGTGCTGGCGGTTCAGCTACACCGCCTCCCCGGTCGATGGTCCGGCCCTGGCCCGCTGGGACAGCACCGGCACGACGAACGGCCCGATGGGCCTGGGCACTTCGGTCTGGCGCTTCGCGAAGTTCACCAGCTCGGCCACCACTGCGCCGTCGACCATCACCCCGTCGTCCCTGTTCTCCGCCAACGGCGTCCAGTTCTGGGTCGCCCTCGCGTAAGGAGGTGCTGGTGGGAGCTTCCCTGTACCCGCCCCCGCAGGCCCCGGCCGTGACGGCGACCGTGGTCACATCCGGCTTCACGCCGACGTCCGGCTTCACCGTCAACAACTTCGAGGCGAGGAAGATCAACGGCGTCTGTTCGTTCGGCCTCGACCTTTCCGTGGTGACCACGATCAGCGCCGGCTCGGGCCCGCCTTGGAACCTGCCCGACACCGTGATCGGCACCCTGCCCGCGGGCTTCACCCCACCCCGGACGTACACCGCCGTCTTCGGCACTGGCTTCGCGGACGGCGAGGCGGACGTCACGTCCAGCGGCACGGTCACGCTTCGCAGCACGAACTCTTACGACATCACCGCCGGGAACACCGTCAGGATCTCCGGCTCCTGGGTGATGTAACCCCCTTCTACTTCCGACCCCTCGGGCCTCACGGCGCGGGGGGTCTTCGCGTTCCCCAAGGAGGCCCCCCGCGTGACGATCACGTCCTACCCCTTCGACAACACCGCGGTCACCGAGACCGACTACTCCCGCCTGTTCCGCGAGTTCCAGAGCACGGGCGTTGCGGACTCTCTGGGCGGTGTGTCGTTCTACGCGTACGCGGACGGCACCGGCATGACCGTGAAGGTCAGTTCCGGGTTCGCCATCATCCGCGGCCACGCCGTCTACTCGACGGCCACCGAAGTACTGCCCATCGCAGCCGCGGGCACCTCGGCCCGCGTCGACCGCGTGGTCCTGCGCCTGGACCCGGTCGCGAACAGCATCACCCTCGTCGTGCTCCAGGGCACGGCCGGCTCGTCGACTCCGCCCGCCCCGACGCAGACCGACACCGGCACCTACGAGTTCCCCCTGGCGACCGTCGCGGTCGGCGCGAACGTCACCTCGATCGCCGCAGCCGCGGTGACTGGCGAGCGGAAGTTCATCGGCAACACGGTCGGCGCCTGGACGACGAGCACGCGCCCGACCGTCAACCTGCGCATCGGCCGGCTCGGCTACAACAACGACACCAAGGGCTGGGAGTTCTGGAACGGCACCGCGTGGGCGGACGTCTCGCAGGCGGCGGACTGGTCGACCATCAGCAACAAGCCCGCCACCTTCGCGCCCTCGACGCACACGCACGCTTGGGCTGACGTCACCGGCAAGCCGACGACGTTCGCCCCGTCCGCCCACACTCACGACTGGGACGACGTCAGCGGCAAGCCCAGCACCTTCGCGCCGTCGTCGCACTCGCACTCCTGGTCCTCGATCACCTCGAAGCCGTCCACGTTCACGCCGAGCTCGCACAGCCACGACTCGTACCTGACGTCCGGCGACACGATCTCGTGGGCGAACGGTTCGAAGAAGCCGTACTCGAACACCGCCACTGACGGCACCTGGTACGCGGTGTGGGTCGAGGGGTCGGGCACGTTCTGCCGCAACACCTCGGCGAGGAAGTTCAAGGAGAACATCCAGGACTTCGAGATCAACCCGGACACCGTGCTGAAGATGCGGCCGGTGATCTACGACCGCAAGGACCAGATCGACGAGGAGACCGGCAAGGTCCGCCCCGGCCGCAAGGGCGAGGTCGGACTGATCGCGGACGAGGCGCACGACCTCGGCCTTGAGTGGCTGGTCCAGTACATGGACGGCGAGATCGACGCCCTTCGCTACGACCTCCTCGGCGTCGCTCTGCTTCCTGTGGTGCAGCGCCAGGCCGCGCAGATCGAAGACCTCGAAGGCCGCCTCGCGGCGCTGGAGGCCCGTCTGTCGTGACGGTCCTCGCCATGGAGCCGAGTGTGCAAGTTGCGCTGGTGACCGCAGGAAGCACGGTGATCGTCGCCCTGGTGGGCGTCGTCGTCGAGCTCCTGCGGCGCCAGGCCGGCGCCCTGCGCGAGGTGCGCGAGCACGCCCAGGAAGCCCGCGACCAGGTGGCCAACACCCACAGCACGAACCTGCGCGACGACCTCGACGCGGTGGCCTACCGCATCGACCGAGTCCTCGCCCTCCAGGAGCAGCACAGCACGGACATCGCCGCGGTGCGCTCCGACATCGCCCACGAACGCCGAGAGCGCCTGGCCGTTGCCGAACGCCTCGACGACCACATGGCCGCGACCGCGGCCTGATCCTCAAGGAGGACAGAACACAGTGAGTTCACAGGTAGAGAAGGTTCTCGCGCTCGCCGAGGGCGAGGTCGGGTACCACGAGGGATTCGCCAACGGGCACTGGAACAACAAGGAGAAGTACGCGGGCGAGGTGCCGGGCCTGGCCTGGGCCGACTACCAGGCGTGGTGCGCCACGTTCGTGAGCTGGCTCGCCTACAAGGCCGGCGTCGCGGACCTCTTCCCGCGCACCGCTTCCTGCCTGACCGGCGTGAACTGGTTCAAGCAGCGCGGCCGGTTCAGCGCGTATCCCGCGATCGGTGCCCAGGTCTTCTACGGGAAGAACGGCGGCACGCACACCGGCATCGTCTACGACTACGACGCCGACTTCATCTACACGATCGAGGGCAACACCAACGCGGACGGCTCGGCCGAGGGCGACGGCGTCTACAAGAAGAAGCGGCTGCGGCGCAGCGACAACACGTACGGCTACGGCTACCCGAAGTACGCCGAGGGCATCAAGTCCGCCGACCCTGCCTTCAAGAACGAGGCGCCGAAGGCGGAGGCCAAGCCCGCCCACTCCAAGCCCGCCCCGGCCAAGCCGAAGCCGGCCCCGGCGAAGTCGACGATCGTCGCCCTGAACAAGGCGGTGAAGCCGGGCGCCACGCACGCCCAGGTGAAGGAGCTCCAGCAACTCCTCGTGAAGGCCGGCTACGGCCCGATCAAGGGCGCGTACACCGCGTACTACGGGGCGGAGACGCAGAAGGCCGTGGCCCGCTTCCACAACAAGAACCCGCAGTTCAAGAGCGCGGGCAAGTCGTACGACCCGGCGATCGGGGCGTCCGGCTTCAAGCACCTTCAGCAGGAGGCTGGTCGTAAGTGAGCAAGCACGCAGCACCCACCCGCAAGGCGGTCTCGCTCGTCGTGGGCCACCTGCCCACCCGGTACCGCTCGAAGACGGGGCTCGTCGCCGCAGCCCTCGGTGTGATTCTTTCGCTTGCCTCCGTGTTCGCGACCGATCACCCCGAAGTCGCGGTCGCCATACAGGCCCTGACCGCGCTGGGCTTCGTCGAGAAGTCCGAGTAACACGAACGCCCCCGCTGGCCGTCTGGCTGGCGGGGGCGCTTGTCGTGTCTTCAGTCCTGTTGCTTCTGGGCCTCGATCTCGTCGAGGGTCACAACCTTGGCGCGGCGCCGGCCGCTCGTGGTCTTCTTGGCCGTTGTCGCCTTCTCGGCCGGTGCCTTCTTGGCGGTCGCCTTCTTCGCGGGGGCCCTCTTGGCTGGGGCCTCCTTGGCTGTGACCAGGATGTTCGTGGCCGCCTGCTTGACCGGCTCGGGCTCGGGCTCAACCTCGGGCGCCGCGCCGGATGCAGGCTCCTCCCCGGCCTGCTCCTCTTCCTTCAGTAGTTCTGCGATCAGCTCCTCGATCTTGACTGCGTGCCTCGCGCACAGATCAGCAGAGAACTCGCGGCCGTCGCTGACCTTGAGCTCATACGTGAGGGCGGGCACCTCGCCGTCCTTGTCGCAAGCGGTGACCTGGATCTTCATGAGCCCTCCGTGTGCAAGTTTCTCAGTGACTTACGCCATGCGGTGTGCAAGTTGACTCTCGCTGAAGTAGTGTGGAAGTGTAACGACCCGTCAAGATCATCTACGAGAGGAGCTACATGCCAGCCAGCAAGATCGTGAACGAGTCGGAAGTCATCCGCTGGTTCGAAGAAGGACGCACGTACCAATGGATGATCAACGAGTACAAGCGTAAGTACGACATCGACACCGTGGCATCGATGTGGGGGAACTTTCGCAGAAGGAGGGGCCTTGATCCGCGGATCGTCCGGGACACGGAGCTGATCCCCTGGGAGATCAAGGCCGATCATCGCTGGAAGTACCCGGTCGCGATGCTCAGGCTGGAGGCTCGCGTCAGGGCCGGCGCCAAGCTGACCAAGGACGAGAAGGCCAGGCTCGCCTCATGGCGGGAGATGCTGGCGGAGGAGGGGGCGGTCGTGCACTACGACCCCGAGACAGAGGACGGCTTCTTCTACGTCCCACGTCAAAAGGGAGACGATGACCTCATCCACCGGCCAGCAAAGAACGCAAAGTTGCGATCCACGGACAAGGAGGACATGTAGCCCACAACTGAACACAAAGCACAGAGACCCCGGCGTTCGAGTCACCGGGGTCTCTGTCTGTTTTTCACCGTACATCCCAGTAGGTCTACCTTCAAATTCCGTTCATTTTGTACCCGTGGCCCGTACAACCTTTGGCGGACTGGGTGGGTCGTATGGGGTATGCGGAACCGGTGACTCCGTTGTACCACTGAGTAACGTTCGTACGCGCGTACGAATTTTGCGAGTGTGATGATCCTGTGTTGACAAAGCTTTGAAGTTCAACCAGGATGATCGACGTAAGCGCAACTTACACACTGAGGGGGTCTGTAGATGGTTCTGTCAGATGGGGAGCTGAGGCGGCTGGGGCCCTTCGTCCCTGCCGACGAGGATGTTCCTCATGAGGGCGCGCTTCCCGACCTGTACGCACTGGGAGGGTGGCGTGGGGAGTACAGCTCCCCGGACGGCCTGATCGTCCTGCGCGTGGACGAGGAAGCGTATGACTTCCACATTGACGCGAAGCCGGACCACAAGTCCGCCGACATGCGAGCCGTCCTGGCAATGGCTGAGAGCCGCGGCCTTGAGCCGCTGGACGAGGACGAGTGCGAGCCCGAGATCCTGGAAGACGGCACTGTCCGGATCTACCTGGCGCACTTCGAGCAGCCGGCCGAGCTGGAGAAGCCGGCCGAGCCGACGCGAGTCGACTACATCGCAGCCCGCAAGAACATCAGGCGCATGACCGTGGGCTTCGGCCTGGCGGCCAGCATCATGACGGCCCTGCTGATACCGAGCCCGCTACAGCATGTGAATGTTTCACCTACCGCTGACGACACGATCGTCACCCACAAGGGCAACAGCCCTGCCCCCCTGTCCCCGAACAAAGGAGCACTGAGTGGCACTGAACCTCATCGACCTACCGCAAGCCCGTCCGGTACATCCGAACCTCTCCGTTCCAAGGGACGGGTGGGGGCGACCGCTCATCGTGCCGCAGCAGGGGGGAAGGCCCAAGGGGCACACCCGAACGACGACGTTCATCGACTGCATCGAGGACAAGAGCAGTCTGACGGACTGGGCAAAGCGGATGGTCCTGGTGGGAGCAGCCCGACGCCCCGACCTGGTGGAACGAGCCCGTCACCTCGACCCGGAGGTGAAGGAGGACAAGGCATCGCTGAATTCCTTGGCGGAGTCCTTGACGGACTCCTCGGGAGCAAATGACAAGAGCCGGCGGGGCACCTACCTGCACGACCTGACCGAGTACGTCGACCGGGGCGAACCGCTTCCGGCCGGCATCTCGGCCGAAGACCTGGACGACATGGCCGCTTACATGGTCACGACCTCAGTCCTCAAGGTGATCGCTGTCGAGCAGTTCGTGGTAGTGCCCGAGCTGGGTGTCGGCGGGACGTTCGACCGGCTGTCGTACTACGAGGGCCCTGGCCCGGACGGCAAGCCGATCGCCGGCAACTTCATCACGGACACCAAGACCGGGTCGGTGCAGTACGGCAAGCTGAAGATGGCGTCGCAGCTCGCGGTGTACTCCCGCGGCAAGCTGTACGACCACACCAGGTTCCCGGTGAACCCTTCGGACAAGAAGGAGTTTGCCGCCTGGAAGAAGACCGAGTTCACCGCTGAGGAGGCCGCCTCGGCGTACTCGGACCTGCCGCCGGTAAGCCAGGACTGGGGCATCATCGTGCACCTGCCCGCAGGGACGGGCGAGTGCGAGCTGTACTGGGCCAACCTGAACATCGGGTGGCGGCTGGCGCAGCTTGCCTTGACGATCAGGCAGGAGCGCAGCACCAAGGGAGCCCTCGTTCCCTTCGTGAGCCAGGTCACGAAAGACGGAGTTGCTTTCGACTCCGCGAGTGTGTAAGTTGGACAACGTCAACGGGGAACGCCCCGGAGGCGAAGATGGCGACAGCCCTTCACTTTACACCGGGTGTGTAAGTTGGACGGCGACGGCGAGAGAGGAGCACCGCACAGAGTGAGCGAGACAACGGTCACGATCAAGTACGGCAAGGGGTATGACGACACCTGGGCCGTCTTCCGGGGGAGGCCCGAGGAGATCCGGTCGGACATCCTGTCGTACTTCGGGATGGACCCCGAAACGCAGCGAGGGCTCAGCCTGAGCAGCATCGTCATCAACGCCACGAACGTGGCGCACGGCAAGGGCCTGATCGCAACGGCCCTCGGTGCGACGGTCGTTGAGGAGACCACCACCGACGAGCCGGCCCGTCCGTCGTCCGACCCGTGGGCGGCTGCGGCCAGCACCACCCCGGTCCACACCGTCGCCGACCAGGCGCCGGCCAAGGAAGACCCGAACGCCTGGATTCTCGGGGAGATCGAGAAGCAGACCGACGTTCAGGGGGTGAAGAAGCTCTGGGCCGAGAACCAGTCCTTCTTCAGTGACGCGTCGGTCATGGCTGCCTGGAAGGCCAAGGGCAAGGCCCTTCAGGAGGCGACCGCTTGAGCAAGGTGACGATCGTCGGATCGGTGACGTACGCGGTCGAGCTCGACATCCCCCTCGGCTTTCTGGTGGACGAGCGCGAGTTGGCCCGTCAGCAGACGCAGGAGCTGAAGCGGACCATGCGGGCCGGCACTCCCGAGGGCTCCAAGCTCCTGGACGTGCAGGCCACTCACGTGGTCGTGACCGGGCCGCCCTGGTAGTGCGCCGCAGGCCCAGTAAAGGCGAGGACATCGCCACCATCATCTTGCTCGTGGTCGCCCTGATCGCGAGCGTCTGGACCTGGGCGTCCGCCCCTTGCGGGCTCTGGTCCCTTGCAAAGGCCGGCGACATGCCGTCCCGCTGCCTCGACACCAAGTAACTCGATCAAAGGAGAACCCACACAGTGACTTTCGCTCTCAACCTCAAGGAACTCCCGGTCCAGGGCGGCGGCTGGTTCAAGCCGAAGGACAACGTCAACGCCGTCGCCATCCTGGTGGAGGTCCACTCCTTCGAGCGCCAGCGCCCGACCCCGAACGGCCCGAAGGACTCGGCCCTCGCTGACGTGACGGTGTTCCTTGACGGCGGTTCGCTCCAGGCCGGCACCCCGCAGGTGACCAAGGGCCAGCGCATCGAGCAGACCATCCTCGCCCGCGACCTGGAGACCATCGTCGGCGGCGCCACGATCGTGCGCCTGGAGCAGGTTCCCCCGAAGAAGCCCGGTGCTCACCCGGCGTGGGTGTGGCGTCCGGTCACCGATGCCGGCGTGCGCAACGCCGTGATCGCCTACGCCGAGAAGCGTGAGGCCACCGCGGAGGCTGCTCTGGCTGACGTCCCCGACTTCGACTGATCCGAGTGTGTAAGTTTCACGGCGTGTGGGAGGGAGGTGCATGACGGGGCGAGCGCCCCGAGGAGGGAGGTTCCAGTGAGACCGAGCTGGGACGAGTGGGCCTTGGGTATTGCCGAGGCCGTGGCCACGCGAGCGGACTGCACGCGGGCCCAGGTCGGCGCGGTCATCCTGAGCAAGAGGAACAGGGTGATCGGCCAGGGGTACAACGGCCTCCCGGCCGGGGTGCCTGGATGTGCCACCGCGGGGAACTGCCCGCGAGGCCGGCTGTCCGTCGAGGCGTGTGCTCGCGACAGCGACTACTCGAACTGTGCGGCCACCCATGCGGAGCGGAACGCGATCGAAGACGCCCTGGACAAGGGCATCGACGCGTCGGAGCTCCAGGCCGCGACTCTCTACGTCACGCGCAAGCCGTGTCCTGCTTGCACCACCTTGATCACCGCCGTGGGTATCCGGCGCGTGGTCGTCGAGCGAGAGGAGATCGGCAACCAGTGCTCACCCCCGGAAGGTCCCTTGCGCTTCATGCTGAATCGGGCCGTGAACTCCCGCGGGTAGAGGCGTTCGACGACCTCTACGCGATGGGCGTCCGTCCCCGGCATGGCGAGGTCGTCATGATCGCCGGACGGAGTGGCACGCAGAAGTCGGGCTTCGCCCTGTTCTGGGTTGCCCAGATGAATCTCCCCACCCTGTACTTCTCCGCCGACATGAGCGCCTTCACGGCCAGCTCGCGGCTCGCGTCCATGGCGACGCGGGACACCACGACGATGGTCGAGGCCGGCATGGCGGAGGGCGGGAAGTACCGCCAGGCGTACATCGACGCGCTCGCCGACTCGAAGATCACCTTCTCGTTCGGGTCGCCCATCTCCTGGCGTGCGATCGACGAGGAGCTGGAGGCGTACGTCGAACTGTGGGACGCGTACCCGGAGATCCTGGTGTTCGACAACCTGATGGACTTCGAGAACGCCGAGTCGGACTACACCGAGCAGATGGCCGTGATGCAGGGCTGCACCGAGCTGGCCCGCGCGACCGGCGCGACCGTCATCATCCTGCACCACGCGAGCGACAAGGCATGGGAGGCGAAGACGTCCCCCTGGAACCCGCCCTCGCGCGACCAGGTCAAGGGCGGCCTGTCCGAGAAGCCCGAGCTCGCCCTGTCCGTGGCGCTCGACCCCACCTCGCTCGCCTACCACGTGGCCTGCATCAAGCAGCGCATGGGCCCGTGCGACCCGACCGCGCAGCGCTACGCCACGATGATCTGTGAGCCCGAGTACACCCGCTTCAAGAAGGCGGAGCGCCGGGCAATCATCCAGGAAGCGAAGCAGGCCGAAGAGTGGTCACCCACCAAAGTCGCCTTGACCATGGGTTCCTGAAGTGTGTAAGTTGGACGAACCGCCGAGCGCTGAGCTCGGCTTTACGAGAGCGAGGTGTGTAAGTTGAGCAACAGCGTGGCGGCGCGGAACCGGCGCAACAAGCGCAAGGGCGCCGAGTGGGAGACCGAGCTGCGGGACGGCCTGCGCGGCGACGGCTTCGACATCGAGTCCCTGCGCCTGGCCGGCGCCGAGGACGAAGGCGACATGGTCATCCGCGAGGGCAGCGGCACGTACCTGGTGATCGAGGCGAAGAACGCCAAGTTCGAGCCGGGCGTGTTCCTCGGTGAGGCCCTGGTCGAGCGGGAGAACTTCGCCAAGCACCGCGGCCTGGACCTCGAAGACGTCGAGTCGATCGTGGTCGTGAAGCGCCGCGGGAAGAACTGGCGCCAGGCGTTCGTGCTCACCACCGTCGAGGACTACTTCGACTTGGAACCGCGGTGATCGGCTTCATGGGTTGGGAGTTCACGGACTACGACGCGGCATGGGACGAGGCGGAAGCCTTCTTCGCCTACGTCGAAGACCCCGACGCCGACCTGGCCCTGGTCCTCGCCGTCGAGGAGTGGCTGGGGGTGCGCCTGTGAGATGGCGCCGAGTCGAGGAGCGGGGCGGCGGGGGAGAGGACGTGAAGCCCACCCTCGAAGCGGCCATGGAGCACTTCGGCGTGAAGTTCAACTCCAGCCGCAACACCGGCATGGCGCAGTGCCCGCTCCACGACGACCGCACCCCCTCGTTCTCGTACCGCCTCGACGAGGGCCTGTGGAACTGCCACTCCTGCGCGAACGGCGGGGACAGCTTCACCCTCATCGCCAAGTACAGCGAGATGCAGGAGGGCAAGGAGCTCACCTTCCCCGAGGTGAAGCAGTACGCCAAGGACAAGGCCATCGAAGAGGGCGCGGCACCGGCCCGCGAGGAGACGTACACCAGCCGCTACGGAGGCGGGCGGCGGCCGGCGAGCAAGTCGTCCGCACGCAAGACAGGTGGCGGCTACGTCCCCGCCTGGAAGAGGAAGTAAGGAGGACAACAGCTTGGCCGAGCATGACCCGCTCCAGCCGCTCTCGACGACCCAGAAGGAGATGCTGGAAGAGGCGGTGAGCACCTACCAGGCGCACATCACGCCCGAGGTAGCGAAGTACCTCCTCGACCGCGGGATCGGCCGCGAGGAAGCCGTGGCCCATCGGCTCGGGCTCGTCGCCGATCCGTCTCCGGGACACGAGAAGTACCGGGGGATGCTCGCGATCCCCTACCTCGACCGCAACGGACAGCCGCTCACCGTGCGCTTCCGCTGCCTGCAAGAGCACAACCACCGCGACTACTTCCACGGCAAGTACAACACCATCTCGGCCGACATCCCCCGCATGTACGGGATCGGCTCGATCCACCAGGCCGGCGAGGACATCCACGTCACCGAAGGTGAGCTCGACCGGATCGTCCTGTGCAAGCTCGGCCTCCACGCGGTCGCCATCCCCGGCGCCAACATGTGGTTCGGCCGACACCGCCGGATGCTCGCCGGCTTCAACCGCGTGTGGGTCTGGTCCGATCCGGACGACGCGGGCGCCGAACTCCTCGGCAAGATCACCAGGGCCCTGCGCTCCGCCAAGGCGGTGCGACTGAAGGCCGACGTAACCGACACCTACCTGGCCGGCGGCGCGGACGCGCTGCTCAACCTCATCGCGAAGGAGAACGCACCCAAGTGACCGACATCATCGAGACCACCATCGCCGAGACCGAGACCCCGAAGAAGACCGCCCGCAAGGCCGACCCCCTCGCCCGCATCCTCGGCGACGTCCGCGCGGCCGTGAAGGAGCTCGGCGAGTTCTCCGCGGAGGCCACCCCCGAGCACCGCAAGGCCCACCACGCGGGCCGCTCCAGCGCCTGGACGCAGCAGTACGCCCACGAGGGCACCGGGGACTCCCTGCTCCTGGCCCGCGCCTTCCATGCCGCCTCGACCGGCGAGCACCAGGCCCTCGTCGACCTCGCCGCCGTGGCCCTGGCCCAGGCCGAGAAGCTGGTCGGTGCCAAGTGAGCGACGAGCACCCGGAGTTCATCGACCCCGAGGAGTGGGAGAACGTCGAGATCGTTGACGTCCAGCCGGTCGTCGACTCCTACGCCGGGGTGAAGCGGGCCGCCTCGATCGTGGGCGACCTGCGCAAGGAACTGCGCGACGAGGGCTTCACCCGCGAGGAGACGTTCGAGCTGGTCCGGATGTACTGGGCCGCCGAAATGGGGCTCCTTGAGTAGCGCCCTGCCCGGCGAACCGGGCCCCACGCTGGCCGCCATCTGGGACCAACTCACGGACGGCGAGAGGTACGCGCTCTCGCTTCACCTGCTGGGCGAGACGTCCGCCGACTGGCTGTCGACCACGCTCCGCAGGTTCGGACACGACGTGTCCGCCACCACCATCCGCACATACCGCCGGGCGATCCGGCAGGAAGGAGGCTCCAGTGAGCGAGCTGCTTGATGAGCTCCTGGCCAAGCCGACCGGCCCTTCCGTGCCGGCCCGAGCGACCGACCCCGAGCGGGACTTCACCAAGCAGATCGAGGTGAGCGGCGACGAGGCCGCCGTCACGGTCCGCGGGGAGACCTTCGAGAGCAACGAGTCCGCGGCCACCGCGGTGCTTCAGGGCCAGGGCCTGGACCCGGCCGAGTGGACCGTCACCGGCCTGCGCTCCTCGGAGTGGACGATGGCGAACGGAGCCACGGGCGTCTCCACCCGCTTCACCTTCAGCCGCAAGTGTGCAACTTTCGCAGAGCGTCCGCCGATTGACGATCTGCTCGCCGTCATCGACCGGCAGTACACCGAGCCCGCCCTGACCGAGGTCGACGGCGAGTACACGTTCATCGTCGCCCTCGGCGACATGCAGTTCGGCAAGGTCGACGGCGACGGGATCGAGGGCACCGTCCAGCGGACGATCGCCAGCCTGGACCGCGCCGTCGAGCTGCTGGCCGAGTACCGCAAGCGCTTCAGCATCGAGCACGTGCACATGGCGTGGCTCGGTGACCACGTCGAAGGGTTCGTGTCGCAGGGCGGGGCGAACACCTGGCGGACACAGCTCACGCTCACCGAGCAGATCCGCCTCACTCGCCGCGTGATGCTCCACGGCATCCTCGGCTTCGCCCCGCTGGTCAACCGGCTCACGGTGGCCGCGGTGCCGGGCAACCACGGTGAGGCCGTTCGGATCAACGGCAAGGGCGTGACCCGCTACGACGACAGCCACGACACCGAGTCCCTGATCGCCGTGAAGGACGCGACGGACCTTGCCCCCGAGCGGTTCGCCAACGTCGAGTTCTTCGTCCCGGACACCGACGAACTGACCGTCGTCGTCGAGTGCTCGGGCTCGATCGTCGCCCACGCCCACGGCCACCAGTGGCGGCCCGGCAAGCACTTCGACTGGTGGAAGGGCCAGGCGTTCAACAAGGACTCCGCGCTCCACCAGGCGGACCTCCTGCTCGCCGGCCACCTGCACCACGAACACGTCGACACGGACGGGCCGAGGACGTTTCTCCAGCCGCCGGCCATGGAGTCGGAATCCACGTGGTGGCGCCACGCCAAGGGCACGACCGGGGCTCCCGGACTGATCGTCGCCATCACGCGAGACGGGCGAGTGCCCGTGAAGGAGGTAGTGCACCAGTGAGTCTCAACCTGGTCGACATCGAGTTCAGCACCTCGACGACCGAGCACCCGGACTGGTCCGTCGTGACCGAGGAGATCGACGGCATCGCTCAGCGCGTCGCCCGCAAGGCCGGCGAGCAGTACGGCATGACGCTGGAGTTCGAGGACGCCTACCAAGAGGCGCTGATCCTGCTCGCCACGCGCCCCAGCAGGGCCAGGGCCGCCTACGAGACGGGTCCGGGCGCCCTGTACCGGTGGCTGTCTCAGAGGCTGCGAGACGAGCACCTGACCGAGGCCCGGCACCGCTCGAAGGCGAAGTCCTGGGAGGTCAACCAGGCCCAGCTCGAAGCGGCGGGGTACTGAGTGGCCGGTGGTTACAACCGGGCCCTCGTCGAGCGGATGCTCACCGTCCTGTGGGACCCCGACGCCGCGTACGGCATGAAGAACGAGCTCGCCCCCGACGCCGACATGCCCAAGGGGCACGTCGACAAGAAGAAGGGCAGCAGCTTCCTCGTCCACCTGGCCGACATCCGGCACGGCTACCGCACCTCGGCCCTGACGACGATCGAGCGGCAGTCCCTCGTTCTGCGTTACGGCCTGGACTGGGAGTACGACGAGATCGGCGCGACGCGGGGCGTGCGCAAGCAGTCCGCGCAGGAAGCGACCGAGCGGGCGGTCGGCAAGCTCACCGCCCACCTGAACGGCGAGCACTACATCGACGGATACGACGACCTGAACGAGGAGGACGGGCAGTGAGCGACGGAGCACCGGCCGGAATGGCTGACTACATGAGCGAGTACTGGGACAACACCGGTCTCATGTACTACTGGCGCAACCTCGACGACGGGCTGATCTACTCCCGCCCGTTCAACGAGGAGGAGTTGGCCGGTATCGCCAAGCGGCAGATGCTCGACCAGCTCGGCGAGGAGGCGAAGGAGGCGATCGTCCTGAACGACGGATGGATCGACCAGAACGACGCCTTCCTCCTGATCGAGGCGCCGACCGACGACGACGTCCTCACGCAGCTCCGCTCGCTGACCTTGCAGGCCAGCTACCAGGCGGGCACCGCCAAGCGCGTGATCAAGGTATTGGCCGAGCTCACTGGCCGCCAGGTGTGAAAGTTTCTCAGGGGGCAGTCCATTCGGGCTGTCCCCTCGGGGCGGTGAAAGACCACGAACTTCCAAGGAGGACTTACACAGTGACGACCGACAACCAGGTTCCCTTCGGCCCGACCGGGCAGCTCGTCTACGAGCGGACCTACTCCCGGACGCTGGCCGATGGCTCGAAGGAGACCTGGCCTGACACGGTCCGCCGCGTTGCCCGCGGCAACCTCGCCCTCGTCCACGGCCCCGACATGGAGAGCTGGCCGCAGGCAGCGCGAGACGAGCACGACGAACTCGTGGCGTTCATGGACGTGTTCGCCGTGATACCCGCTGGCCGCCACCTGTGGGCGACGGGCGTAAAGGGCAGGCAGTACCTGTTCAACTGTCACGTCGCGCCGTGGGGTGAACGGCTCAGCCGGCACTTCGAGTTCACGTTCATGCGCCTCATGGAGGGCGGCGGTGTCGGCGGCAACTACAGCTCGAAGTACCTGCGCCCGTACGGCTCCCCGCGCCGCGAGCTGAAGGTCCACGTGGTGTGCGACCCGGCCCACCAGGACTACGAGGAGATGCGAGCCGCGGGCCTGCTGTCCGAGGAGTACAACTCCGACTGGGCCGGCGCCTTCGAGGTCGAGGACTCCCGCGAGGGCTGGAGCGACGCCCTCGTGGACCTGATCGACACGTTCATGACCGACGACGAGGTCCGCCACGCCGACCGCGTGTACGACGTGAGCCGAGTGCGCTGCAAGGGCAGCCGCCTGAAGACCTTCGGCGGCACCGCGAGCGGCCCCGGCCCCTTCGCCCGCATGATGATCGAGATCGGCCGCATCCTGTCCGCCTCCAAGGGCGAGCACATCACCCCCACCGAGGCGATGGAGATCGACCACGCCGTGGCGGAGTGCGTGGTGTCCGGCGGCGTGAGGCGCAGCGCGAGGATGGCGATCTGCTCCTGGGACGACCCTTTCATCGACGACTTCCTGGCGTGCAAGGCGGACGGCTCGAAGCACTGGACGACGAACATCTCGGTCGAGATCGACCAGCGGTTCATCCAGGCCCTCAACGAGGTGACGGACGGACGGCACGCCGAGGCCGTGCGCGTCCACCATCAGGCGGTCGCCGGCATGTTGCTCAACGGCGAGCCGGGCTACTGGAACTCCTCGTACTCCAACGAGGGCGAAGTCAACGAGGTCATCGCGACCAACCCATGCGGAGAGATCGCATTGCCCCCGACCGGTGCGTGCGTACTCGGGCACGTCAACCTCGACCACTTCGCCCCCAAGGAGAAGGGCGGCCGGGTCGACCGCGAGGGCCTGGAGCGGGCGCACCAGCTCATGACCCGCTTCCTGATCCGCGCGACGTACGGCGACATGACCGACGACGAACAGCGCCACGTCATGCACACCGAGCGGCGCATCGGCGTCGGCCACCTCGGAGTGCAGGGCTTCCTCGCCAAGCAGGGCATCCGCTACTCCGACGCCCCGCACCGGTACGACGTCCGCAACCTGCTGAACGACCTGTACGACGTGGTCCGCGACGAGGCCCGCGAGTACGCCTTCGCCCTCCGCGTCCCGGAGCCGGTGAAGGTCTCGACCGTGGCGCCGACCGGCTCGATCGCGAAGATGCCCGGCGTGACCGAGGGCATCCACACGATCTACGCCCGCTTCTTCAAGCGGCGCGTGCGCTTCTCGATGGTCGACCCGGCGCAGGTCAAGACCGTCGAGGACGCCGTGCGCCAGGGGTACGAGGTCGAGAAGTGCATCTACGACCAGTCCGGCAACACGATGGTGGTCACCTACCCCACCAAGGAGAAGCTGGTCGCCGAGGTGGAGGCCCTGGGCTACGACCCGGCGATCGTGGAGTCCGCGGACGAGATCGAGCTGAACGCGATGCTCGCCTTCCAGGCCATGTACCAGAGCGAGTACGCCGACAACGCCGTCTCGTTCACGGTGAACTTCCCCGAGGGCAAGTACGAGGTCGACGAGGCCGCCGCGATCATCCAGTCGTGGCTCCCGGACCTGAAGGGCACGACCCTGATGCCGGACGGGACCCGTGCACAGGCCCCGTACGAGCGCATCACGGCCGAGGAGTTCGCCCGGTACGAGGTGACGTCGGTGGAGGACTCCACTGACGAGGATTGCTCGACCGGCGCCTGCCCCGTTCGGTAGGTCAAGTGACTGGTGTCCCCGGCTGGTTCGCGGCCGGGGACGCCTGGCCGGCGACCGGCGGCTGGGGCTGGTTTCGCGCGGAGTTGTCGCCGGACTTCAGCACGGCAGCCCAGCCAGCAGAACCGAAGAAGACCGTACAGAAGGCGGTGCCGCCGGCCGCCAGCGAAATCAGCGGTTCCGAGGGGTTCCGCGCCATGACGATCCATCCAGTTCCGCAGGCAACCGCGAGCGCGGCGAGGGCCGCGTAGGCCATGAAGTGGACGACCGTCCTGTGGTTGGCACTCATGCCCGGTGTTCTCTCCCTTGATCGGAGGTGACCGGGCGACTCGGACAGCGACTCGACCGGCCACCTACATGAAGTAGGTCGGCACAAGGCGCGGCCATCCGACTGGCGGAGGATCGGATGCCATCGCCTGAGCGAACGGCGTTGGCGGTCGCCGTTGCTCGGTCGAGTTCTGTCGCAGTAGTCCTGTGCTACAAAACCCGTGGTGTTGCGGTGTGCTGTAGTACGACCGGGAGCGTTTGGTGCCAACTGTGGCCACTCTCCGGAAAGGCCCCCAGTGGACTACTGACGCCGGGGGCCGAGGCCCCGCACTGGCGGGGCCTCAGTTGCTTTCTCTGCCGCCAGGATACGACCGCGATGTGCTTGATCACAAAGCACAAAGCCCCCGGCCAACTGACCAGGGGCTTTGTGCAGTTGCGGACCGTGGATGCCTACCGAAGGCTGTCCTCGACGGCCTCGAAGATGTCCGAGTCCGTCTCCTTCTGCCAGTCCGGCAGGTCCGGCCAGTCGGCCACATACCCCGGCTTCGGGTCCTCGAAGTGCTTGAACATCTGCGCCGTCCAGCACGTCGCGACGAACCGGCCCTTCTGCTCGCGCGACAGGCGAGAGGCGTGACCGCCACTCAGTTCGAGGAACTGGTGAACCTGCTCGTACACAGCGCCGGCCGCACCGCGCTCCCACTCGGGCGTGTCCTCCCACGGGGTCACGTAGCTCGGCTTCGGCTCGCCGGGGAAGTGCTTGTGCACCCCAGCGATCCACGCCTCGCGGAAGACCCGCGCGCCCTCAATCGTCATGCCGTCCCCTTCTCGTCACGCCGTCAGGGTGCCGATCTCGGCCTTCAGCTCGGCGATGTGCCGGTCGCGCCCGAAGTTGCCCAGCTCGGCAGTCAGGCTTTGGAGTCTACGGGCGACGTACCCGGACCCGGAGGCCCGCGCCAGCCGCAGGGCTTCAAGCCCGTACTGCATGACCTGCTCCGAGTCCTTGCGCTTGGCGCCGATGGCGGCCAGGTCGACGAGCACCGCGCCCCGACGTCGGAAAGAGTGGCCAGCGGCCAGGGGAGCGAGCGACAGCGCATCCTTCAACGCGGTCTCGGCCAGGCCGATCCGGTTGAGCTGCAAGTACCGGGCGCCACGCTCCTCCGCCAGCCGCGAACCATCGAAGCGCAGCCATCCGCCGTTCGACGCCTGACTGTTCAGGCTGGCCACCTTCTCGGCCTCGTCCAGCGCCTCCTCGCAGGCATCAAAATCGCCGAGCCAGGCGTACGCCTCGGCCTGCACGGCTGCGGCCCAGTGCTTCGTCGCAAGGCTGCTGTCCCCACGCAAAGCGACACGGCGTGCGGCCCCCAAGGTGTCCGCGGCTCGCTTGTACCGGCGCTCGGAGAGGTCGACGTAGGCGCTCCGGATCAGGGCGCACGCCCACAGGTCGTAGGCACCGGCCTCTTTGCTCGCGCTGGCCGCCAGCGAGTACGAGGCGGCGGCATCGTGGTACCGGTTGCCGTCGAAGGCCAACTCGCCCGCCAACTGGAACAGGTCGCCGGCCGCGAAGCAGAGTGGCCCCGTCTGGGCACGCCCGTCGCGCAGCGCATCGTTCAAGGCCGTGAGCTGAGCCTGCACCACGGGGTACACCGAGTGCTTGGCGCGGGCGAGTTGGTACACCTGCCACAGATGGCCGTTCATACGCCCGAAGTCGTCGGCGCCGTCCTCCAGGGCTTCCGCCTCGCCCGCGGGTATGGCGGCGCCTACACCTGACACCGCCATGAGGCGCAGAAACTCGCGTCGGATCATGTCGTCTGGGTCCCCTGGGCCGTGGTGGGCACTCGACGCTGACCGTTCGGGCCTCGGCAACACCTCGGTCGGGGAGAGCAAAGCGTCGAGTTCTTCGAGGTCCATCTGTAGCACCTCGGCAACCTTCGGCCGCTGGGGAGGCTGGGGTCTGGATGTACCCCGCTCCCATCGACCTACGGTGCGCCGGTCGACGCCTGCCGCGTGGGCGAATCCCTCTTGAGTGAAGCCCAGAGCCCTACGCCTGTCGGCGATGCTCATGCAGCCCCCTTCCCCGGATCTTGCCGCGCTCAACCATGGCGCCTGTCCCATGTCCCAGAGATGTCCCAACACTGACCCATGAACGCCGTGGTCCGCACGTCTTTCGCGCGGAACGCTGGTCTCCATCCGGTGAAACCGCCGTCAGCCAGCGAGGGATACGCCGTGAAGACCGAGACCAGCAGATTCGAAGTGACGGAGTCGGCCGAGGACGGCGTACCGATCGACGTCGAACTGATTCAGGACAGCACCGATGCGGCGCTCGCCATGAGGCTGGGCACCTCGACCCGCAAGGACGTGGACGCCCGGACGCCGGTCCTGCTCGGGCACCTGGGTGCACTCCTGGCTGAGGACTTGGGCGCGGACGAAGACGAACTGGTGCGGGAGCAGTTCCGCAAGGCGTACGAGCTGCTTGACCTCAAGCGGCGTCCCTCGGAGGACGCCACCACGTTCACGACCTACTTCTTCATGCGCGAGGTCGCCGACGTGACGCGTCGGCTGCTGTGGATCTACATCCAGAGGAGCGGGACGGGTGCAGCGTGAGCCCCAGGGCGCAGCAGGTGGCTTACGTGATCGCCCTGCTCGGACTCATGGCCGCTCTGGCAGTCGGCATCCACGCCGATTACGCGGGAGGCACAGACGCTCGCTCGGCTGGCGTCAGTGGATCTTCCAGGGGCTCATGATCCTCGCCTCTGTCTCGCTCATGGCCGCCTACTGGC